GCCCGCATGCCGCTAACAGAACCGCGTACACACTCAGGAGAGAAGATAGCGGTTGACTCAACATCTTGCTGCTGGTAAACCATCGCCCAAGTCTTTGGGTCAATCAAGCCGCGACGGCGGCGTAGATGTTCGCCGGACCAGCGTGGGTACAAACCGTTCTCGTCTGGCATGGTATCGTCTGCATCCCATGGACGGTCAGACTTAGGCCAGAGGGTAACCCAATCCTTTGGGTCATCGGCAAATTCTAAAACTGCCGGCATGGCAAGGTACGTCCATGGCGACTTGTTATCTGGGTAACGCTCAGGGTTACGCATCTCGCGGTATAGATCCATTGGGTCTACGCGAGTGCCGACAACCAAAATCTTTCCCGTTGGACCAACACGCGTTAAGACTTCCTGTTGAATCCAGCGAATCTGCTTTTCGTACTCGCCAGCGTTGGCAAGAGTCACGCAGTCGTCAAGGATGATTAGGTCAGCACGTGCGCCGTAAATCTGTCCGCCGATGCCCAGTGCCTGAAGCGTAGGGTCTTTTTCACCCGACTCGCGCTCAAGGTAAATGGCGTCTTGCGTCCACTTCTCAGCGGTAGCTTTGAAGCCTTCCACTGGAGCGTATCGTCTTTGAAGCTCTGCCCATTGGGGAGAGGTAAGCCGCTGCTTGACGGCATAAAGAAATTCCTTTGCCATTGACTGCGTCTTAGAGACAAGCTTAATTCGAACATTGGGATTGGTAACAATCCGATATGTTACATAGTCGATAGACACGGTCATGGACTTAGCATGTTCCGGTGGCATGTTGACCAAAACGTAATTCTTAAAGTTTGGCTCGTAGGTCATGTTGCCATGCAGCCAGGCGGGTTCGCCTTCCTCCAGCAGGGAGGTAATGTTACGTTGATGGTCGAAGGTCTTGCTGTTCAAATACTTGAGGCGGAATTCCTCAAAGCTGATATTGGCATCCTCGTCGGCGATAACGCCTTTTCGGCGCTTGATAACTCGCGCCAAATCAATCGCCTCTTTGAATTGAGGGTCGGATGCTCGGTAGTACTCATAGGACTTAACGGACTTGCCGACTGCGCGGCAAGCGTCTTCTACGGTAACGCCGTCGTTGATTAGCTCAACGAGGCGTTTCTTTGCCTCAGGCGCGGACAAGCTAGCGCCTTCGACAAGGCGGTACTTCGATGCGTCTTTAATTGCCATTGGGCGAAACTCTCCTTTGGCATAAGTTTATAGGTATCCTACTGCAAAGCATTGCCTGTGGGCAATGTCGTGGATTGTTTAGGGGGCGCCGCCAGGCGCCGCCTGTCGTCTTGCCTATGGGTTAACGAGCAGGGCCATAAGCCCTGATCGGTTGTTCGTCTCATCGGCAACCTCGCTGTGAGGCTCGGCTGCGATGAAGCCGAACTAACGGAGCCGTATTTATTTTATCCCCTATATATACTAAGGCGGGATAAAACCGCTTTATCCCGCTTTGGAGGGGGTGATTTATGTCACACGCTCTAAAGTCAGTATTTTATACTGCTTATGGTCAAAAAATAGTTTGTGCGCCGTCTTAATATGTGAGACGAAATACCGGTATATGGATCTAATATTTAGAAAAAATATTTTGGTGGATAGTTAATACATATATCACTCGTAGTTAAAAACCCTCGGGTTGAGCGTGGCACGGCTCGGCTTTGCCGATTATTACCCTGACCCTGACCCGTCAGAACATCGCTTTAACACCAGCCTTTGCGGCTTGTTTCGGGGCGATATTGCACCGTTATAGAACCGTTTCGGGGGCAGAACGGACGGTTTCGGGGCGTTAAGCGGTGTGTGTGGGGGAACTGTCCACCCGCACCAATCCGCCAATCGCCTGCCCTAACGGCTACCAATCGGGGCATCCAGCAAGCCAATCGGGCAAGCCAATCCGCTAGCAAAATGGACGATGACCGCGCCAATGGGCAAGCCGTGAAGGCAATAGCTCGGCCAAAGCCTCGCAAACCAACCCCACAACACCGTCGCGCCGGCGAGACAAAGATCTTAAAAATGTCTAAGTCCAAGCCCAAGATATTCGTAGAAAAGACACGCCAAAAGAATTGCAAATAAGGCCAGAATCGGCAATAATTCAGGTGCTGGCAAAGGCCAGCATTCGGAAAGGACAGCATCATGGAAATTGGTCAGACTGTAAAAGTGACATCCCTTGCGGGTGTCGAATATGGAATTCTCGATTCCATTAACACCAAGCTCGGCAAGGCAGACATCTGGTTCGACAACGGCCAGCACTTCTGCTCATTTAATCTTGACCAGATTGAGGTGGCATAATGACAACCCCAGCAACTTGCCCCGATTTCGTTTCACATCCTCATGTCGGTTGCTACACCTGCCAAGTGGCAAGCGCATCCGAAGAACAGGGTACGACAGCTATCGCAACTGAGCTAACAAACCACAGCATCGCTTGCGATGTTCACCAAACAGGTGGCTTCACAATGTGCGTCTACATTCCTTTGAATAATGGCGCATACATCTATGCAAACAACGAAGGCTTCTCCTTCTATAAGGATGAGGACTGCGACGGTTGGGCGAATTACTCATTCGCTAATTCAGAAAATACCCCAGCCAAGAAGGCTGAGGCAATCATCCAAACCATGAAGGTGGTACACGCATGAAATCTCCAGCATATCGCTTGACACAACTTCTCGTCCGCGCAGGCTTCTGGGCGTTTATCTTCTGGGGCGTCTGGATGGTCGTAACACACCTCTGGTGGAATGGCCACACCTTTGTGTGGAATACCAACCCCTTCGGCAACTAAGGCGAAACGCCCTTCGGGGCGTCGTGGCGTAACGCGTCACCTGATGAGCCTCTCATCTGACTACTAGAAAAGGACAAGCTACATGGATACAGCAGTGTATGAACCAGCCAAGCAGTTCGCGCAGGACTTCTTGCTAGTTGTAGAGAACGATTTCGAGGCGTGGCAAGATCTTTCCAGCTTCGCCAAGACCCACGAAGTTGCAGATATTGCCGATTATGTCCGCGATTCTTTTGAGAAACTTTTCTCAGATATTGCCGACATGGTCGAAGACAAGTTTCACGAGCTTGGTAGCTCGCTTCTCCGCCAGCTTTTGCTGACTTGGGGAATTGAGCCATTTTGGATTATTGCCCAATCAGTAAAGGAGAGTGTCTCAGAATGAGCCTTGTAATTCACAACTCCCGCGAGGAAGTAACCGCTTACGACAAGTACATCTCATTTACCTACGAGGGGCAGGATTACTCAGTCCTGCTTCATTGGGATATGTTTGACGGTTATGACCTGAATTTCATGGACGGCAAGCGTTTCCTCTCAACCCCCGACTGGGCAATTGAGTGGGACGAGAACCATGAAGATATTCTCGAATATGTCCTAGACGGCCTAGTTGAGGCGGTGTCAGCATGAGCCAATTTACTCAAGACGAACTATTAGTGCTAAGGCTGGCGATTAAAAATTATAAAGAAAATACCTATGCACTCGGCGCCGACCCTTACGAAATCCTGTACAAGCTCAGCAAGCTGAAGGCAAAAAAGGATGTGACGGCATGAATACTTGCAGGGACTGCCTCGAAGACTATCCAACCAATGAAACTACATGGCAGGACAACCCCGCGGGATATCTCTGCGATTGGTGCGCCCAAGGGATGATTCCACCAAACCCAACCGATGACGCGGTAGCTCCAATAATCTGCGGAGACTGCCTATACCCAATCTCGGAAGGATGCCTCTGCGCCGGCAAGTAGATCCTGACCGAGCCGACAGTTACCCTGCGCCACGCGGCGCGGGGTAGTTGCCTTTCTAGGTACTTGACATACTACCGACCAGCCTATTACCCTGCGTCTAGCGGGGTATTTTCATCCCGACAGAACAGACATCACGAAAGGTGACGCTAGATGAATACCAAAGAACGGTTAGATAACATGATCAACGGTTTACACAATGCCGTTGCAGAGTCATACGAAAAGGGCTATTCCGATGCCAGCAAGGAAATACTTGGCGAAGCTATCCACGCACTAGAACTACGCGGAAATTGCGATGTAGCGATTGCAGTCATCAAAGGCTTAATGAAATGATTGTCCTGCTACTCGCCATACTCGCTGGCTTCACCGGTGCATGGCTAGAAGGTAAACTCTCAGAGTGGGAGAACCGTGATATTTGATGTGGATTTACCAGCCGCCTGTAAAGGCATGGACGGCGATATGTGGTATCCAGAACCTATCAGGGTAAACCCTGGCTATAAGCCATCGCCAAAAGCTCAGGCTACGATTGACGATTCGATTACCGCACTCGCTATCTGCTCAACCTGTCCCATGCAACAGATATGCTTACAAGCCGCTATGGATAATGTCGAAGAATTTGGCATTTGGGGCGGCACTTTTCCCTATGAGCGACACGCTGTATCCTACTTCCGCGAGGTGACAAATCATGGATTTATCTGGCAAGCAAAGATTCGCGGATTCGCAGAACAGAAAGGCTTAGTATGTCCACCAATTCCCAAGCCCACACCAGGGTACGAAAAGCCAGACGGCTCCATTTTTACCTTGCATCACTCGCAACCGTGGGGCTAGTCTGGATTTCCATGCCATACACACCGGTCAAAGAGCGTCTAGCAAGCCCTAAAAGCTACGCTAAGGCACTTTACAAGCGTCAGGGTGGTACGACTAAGCAATGGGTCTGCTTAGAGCGTCTATGGACGATGGAGAGTAATTGGCGGGTCAACGCCGTTGGCGATAAGACAACGCAAGGCAGGGCTATTGGCATAGCTCAGGC